CTATTTCGGAGCAGCTACCGCTGCTGATTTTTGAGCCTCAATCTGCAGCCGAACTTTGTTCAGAGCCGCCTCCTGAACGAGCGTGTTTAATGCAGTTCCCCAGAACGCAATGCACGAGATCAGGAAGTCAATTTGAGGGCTATCAGTACCAAATGTTATTTTTTCACCGGGACGTTTTACGGGAAGTGAGATGTAGCGCTTCTCCAAAGGCGCGAACTCTGCGTCTATAGCGGACATTAAGTTCACAAGTCTAGCGAGCTGCTTTACATCTCCTTTATCTATCCCTGGGCTGTGGCCATGGGCGAGTTTGTTTCTCATGTTGTTAATCTGATGAATCACCGCGGCTATTTGCAGGGGCATTCCGAAGGCCGTAGCCATGCCCAACTTTTGGCCGAAGTCCCGTGGGGGTTTAGCGTATTTACCTACTTCGCCTTGGCATTTCTCTTCTAGGTAAAATAATAAAAGGCTTTCAAGCATCAGGTGAAATCTAAGAACGCACCCCATTTCGTCTTCTGTTTCTGCCGCAGCAATAATATTCTTCACATCTGTAACTTTCTCAACGGCCAAGTCGATTTTATAAACCTCCCCTGAATTGGTGGTCATGTTCATTTCCATATCTGATTATCCTTTTTGTTGGGTGGAGTTCCGAATATAGCACGTGACTATTTAGTCGGTTTTACAATCTCACCTACTCGCCGATAGACCTTCTTGGTCATCTCCTCGGTTGAGTGTCCAAGCAAGCGGCTGGCGTGCGTGAGTTCGATCTCGCTGGCGGCTTTCGGGCGAATGTCTTTGAATTGGAACTGACGGATCAGCACTGCCAGGGATGAATCGCCATCGGCTCCGGCCTTAATAGCGGCTTTCTCGCGGGCTTCGTCCCACCGGTTGCGCAACATCTGCTGACTCATGCGAAGGCCGGAGGTGTTTGTGATGAGCGTTGATGTCTTTATGCCGGCCAAGGCGCGGCGTTCCTGCAGGTCATTGATAAAGGCACTAAGCGCGGACTGAACGCCTTCATCTTCCAGGCGTAGTCGAAGCTTCTTCGCGGTTTTGCCCTGCTTGACCATTAGGAAGCCTGCGTTCAAGTCTGTGGTGGCAACCGCGAGCACGTCAGCCGGGCGCTGGCCCGTCAGGTAGGCCAAGTCCATGGCGTCCTTGAGTTCCTGTACGGCTGCGTCGTACACCGCATTCCACACGATATCGCCGGCGTAATAATCTCGCGGTGTCTCCTTGTTGCGTCGAACGCCGAAGCAAGGGTTTGCATTGCTGGTTAACCCCCACTCGCGGGCGATTGTGAACATATGCGACAGCAGTGCGATTTCGCGGTTGGCCCTGACCTTGGCGGTCCTGGCGTCCCGGTACTGTGCAACTACCTGGGGAGTGATCGAATCAATAGGGGCTTTCTCAAACGCTTTCCTGAGTTGCTTGAGTTCTTTCATGTTGTCGGACTGGGTGCGCAGCCCCTTGGTGGGGATGATCTCCTTCACGTACCTATCGAACAAAAAGCCCAGCAAGTGGCTGGGCTTCGGTGGTGCTCGTCGCTCCAGCCTGGCCCATTCCACTTTTGCCTGGTCGAGGTCGCCGCCCAGGGGAATCTCTTTACGTTTGCCGTTGGCGTCCCTGCCATTGTAGTAATACCCCGTCCATATCTTGCCGCTCTTGAGTGTGGCATTACGGCGGATCATGCGCGGTGGCAGGTCCAGATTGGCTGCATTTTTCCTTCGCATTGGTCAGCTCACATTCGCCAGGTCGAGCGTCCAGGTTTCAGCCGCTGGGTTCACGGCAGAAGGGGTAACTCCCGCCAGCTTCATTCGGGCATACACTCGGCCGACAATTGGGCGTCGGGCGCCGGTCAAGAAATGCTCCCAGTGGTTTTCGGTCAACCACTGGATTTGCTTGGAAGGGATCTGATAGCCGGTGATGGTGGCCAGCTCTTCGTCGGCCAGGATTTCGCTTTGGAATTCCATCATCACTTCTCCACCGTTCTGTTGGGTAGAGCCAGCTCTTTATCCAGACGATCGATCAGCGACTTATATGCAGGTGTCCAAACTTCCTTGGGGGCTACGTTTATAAGCCACTCGCGGGCTTCGTTCAGCAGCTTCACAATTCTCTCAACTTCGTCGCGTGGCACGGTAATTACTTGGCTATCGCTCATGCTGCCTCCCGCTGTTGCAGGTTGATTTGCCATGGGTCGTTCGCCATGGCGATGGCGCACATCGGCGGCGGACTCACGCTGTTGCCGCACATTTGGACCTGTTGGGTGATGGTGAAGGGCTTGCCGTCGGCGCCGTGGCTGATGATGTAGCCAGTGGGGAAGCCCTGGGCCTTGTACAGCTCTGGCGGCTTGAGCATGCGCAGGCAGATGTCGACGATCACGTAGGGCGTTCCCTTGACCATCACGGTTACCAGGGCCAGGCGGTCCTTGGTGGTGATGGTCGGTGCTGGCGAATCACAGGCGCTGGTGTTCTCGGTGCCGTAGTAGCTGATAAGGAAGGCCGCAACCCGCAGGGCTCCCGCTTCATGCTCTGGCGAGAGGGTGAGCGACACCAGTGAACTCTTGCCGCCGCCACCGGCGGTGATGGTCGGCGCCGGATCATCCAGGCCCTGACCCACGCTGCCGCCGAATGCCCGCTCCATAAATGCGCTAACCAGGCCGTGGTGCTGGCCGCCGGTGCTGATGGTGTGCAGCGGGTCATTTGCATCCCGTGCATCACAGTTGCCGCGCATGTGCACCAGGTGGGCAGTCGTCAGTATATGGTGTTGACCGGTTGTCACGGTAGGCACGGGGCAATCAAGGTCCGTTGGTGCGTGGCCGGTGGTGTTCGTCACCAGAGTGGCCGTCACCAACTGTTGCTGGCTGCCGGTGTTGGTCACCGTTGTCATCGGGTCGCGGATGTCCTTGGCGTGTACCGTGTTGAAACCTCCGTTGGCCTGGATCATTACTGCGGTGCTGACGGACTGTCCGCCGCCGCTTGCAGTGACGGTGCCCACCGGACCGCAGATGTCGTTCACCCCGTGGGAGCGGCGCTTGGTTGCGCCGGAGCCCTCGCCGTGCCCGGCCTGGACGATGCAGGCTGATGCAACCGCGCGATGACTGCGGGTCATGAGTGTCCCCATTGGGTGGTCGGCAGATACTGGATGACCGGCGTACACCGGCCCGCCGGCGCCAACCATCACCGGACTGATCAGCGTCAGCTCGCCGCGATTCGCGCAGGTCACCGTCGGCAGCGGTTCGAGCGGGTCGTTGATCCGGTCGCTGCCCTGGTGCGTTGCCGGAGCAATCACCGGACTGACCACCGAGAACGCGCCGCCCTTTGGGTAAGACGTGATCGTGCGCAGCGGCTCGCCGGCGGACTGCACCGACTCAACCGACCAGTTCGCGATCGGCACAATGAAAGGCGTCGGGTTGTCGATGACGAATTTCTTCATTCCCTTCGCAACACGGCGCAGGGTGGCGTCGGCCAGGTCCTTCTTGCGGCCGAAAATGCTTTTGCCCAGGTCGGTAAAGTCGATGCAGTCAGCGGCTGTTTTCCATTTCTGCTGGCCTTTGGCGGGGTTCTTGGCGTGGGTTGGCTCCGGCCATACGATCGGCCGGCCATCGCAACGGGCGATCATGAACAGGCGCTCCCGGCTGGTAGGTGCGCCGAAGTCGCAAGCTCTGATTACCTTCCACTCCACCACGTAACCCATGCCTTCCAGCAGCGCCACAAACCGACGCCAGGTGCGGCCGCGCTGCTTCGGATCAGGTACCAGGAACTGGTTCGATACCGGCACTTGCTCGCCAGGGGCGGCGATCCGGTTGGTGGTCTTTCCTTTCTTGGTCGGGTGCGGCACCTGGTCGAGAGTCACAACGCGGCCGGTGGCCATGTCGCGCTTGGCGATCAGGCGGCCCCATTGCAGGATCTGTTTCACGTTCTCCAGGCTGATCACCCGGGGCCGCTTCTTTCCTCCCCACTTAAGGCCGACCCACGACAGGTTGCGGATCTCGCGCTTGCGCGGCTGGCTGCCGGCTGCCTGGGAGTGGTGTGTGCAGTCCGGCGACATGTGGAACCAGCCCACAGCCTTGCCGCCACACTCGGTGTCTGGGTCACCTTCAAACACATCGGTCGTATAGTGCACGGCGCCTGGGTGGTTGATGGTGTGCATGCTGATAGCGTTCGGGTTGTGGTTTTTCGCGACGTTTACGGGACGGCCCAGGCCCATCTCCAGGCCGGTACCGGCGCCGCCTCCTCCGCAGAAGAAGTCCACGACGATTTCATCGTCCTGAGCGTTGAAGCCCAGGCCGTACTGGGTCTTGAAGTCGAATGGCTGCTTTTTGAAAGAGGTCATACCGCGTACCTCTGGCGGTGATTGCTCTGCATCAGGGCCATCAACTGCGAGAAGAATGCCGCAGAGGCGTATTCCGCCGGCAGTGGAATGATTACGTCATCCATTGGTTGTACGCCCTGCAGGCAGTCCCATGCGCCCGGGTGTTCTGGCATGAGGTCGCGGCGCTCGGTGGCCAGGGCAACCAGATCGGCCTGCTTCACGCAGGCAGACAAATCGGGTTGGATGTCGAAGCGCTCGCACACGGCTAGCCAGATCTGATGTTCCACGTACTGGTATTCAGGCATCACCGCTTTGAGCGGGCGTGTCATGTCACCGATATAGGCTTCGGTCGCGTCGTGCAGTAGGGCCACCAGCTGGTGCTCGGTGGGTACCAGGCTGGCAACAATCAGACTGTGTTGCGCCACGCTGTAATGAGCGCGTGTGTGCCCGTTGAATCGGCACAAGCGCGACAGGGCGTGCGCAATATCCACCGGTTTGATCATGGCTGCGGTCGGGCGTAGCAGGTCGAACTGCTGGCCGCTTTGGGTGAGGATCCAGGTCATGCTGCATCCTCCGCATTGAGGGGTGCTGGGTAGGCCGCTAACCACATCTTCGCGGCGAAGGCGGTCAGCTGTCGGCGCTGCTTGTTCACCCTGGCGACCATGATTTCTGTCCCTGGGAACGCTTGCCAGGTTTCCACGGCTAGTCCCAGTGACGTGGTGATCTTCGTCATCAGTTCGTGGTCGTCGATGGTGCAGGCAGGCGAAGCGGCATGCTGCTCGCGGGCCAGGTTGACGCCACGATCAAAGCCGCGCGAAAAGGCTTTCTTGCTAGCTTTGATCAGGAAGAAAGCGGTCGCAATCCAGCCTAGGAGCAGGCCGGCGACGATGATGTAAGTTTCGATTTGCATGTGCTGTATGCCTCGTTAGAGCCCGCCGCCGGACAGTTTTGGTGAGAGGACGGCGACGGGGTGTTGCAGGTGGTTAACCCAGGTTGAAAGTGCCGATCGTCAGGGTCGCGGAACCGCCGACTTCTTTTTGAACGACTTGCTTGAACTCTTGCGCCAGGTCTTCGCGCAGCTGAGCTTCGCCAATCCAGCGCAGGCGGAGCGCGGGTTTATCGCCGCCAGTCAGTACGGCTACGCGCAAGCGAATGGTTCGTGCCATCAGCCCTTCGTAAGGGGCTACGGTGAACAGGAACTCAGCCGGCAGACCTTCTGACGACTTGGCCTCGATCTGATCCATCGCGGAGCGGGAAGCGCTCATGTCGCCAACTACGTGTTCGCTCTTGCGTGCTTGCTCGATGCTGATGGAGCGAATCGCTCCGGCAGCTTTGCGCAGGTCGATCTCTTTGTCGTCAGCGTCCAGGGCTTTCAGGTTTCGCGCCCAGTCCTCAATCCAATCGCTGAGATCCTTCTGGGCGTGCTGGCGTTGCGCGGCGTATTCAAGTGCAAGGAACGCGGCAGTCTTCTTCAGGCCGAGGGTTGCGGTGTAGTCACCATGGCCCGGCTCCGCTGCGGTGCCGAGGTTGAAGTACACGGTGCAGGCCATCGAGTCGCCATCGACAAAACCAGCGACCGCGGGGCCTTGGGCTGCGATCACATAGTCTGCAAAGTCTTTCAATGAGTGGGTGGCCAGCGAGCCCCGGAACCGGCTGCGCAGCTCCTGGAACTTTTCAATGCTGTGGATCTTGACGTCGCCCGGCAGCGCCAGAACTGGCGTAAAGGTGCCCAGCGATTTAGCGTGGGCGAGCAGGGCGGTGTCTTGAATGAGTTGAATTGCACGAGCTTCCATTGGATCTATTCCTGTTTTGGTGAGAGGTATGGAGTAGTGAAGCGTTACGACTTGGCGTGAATCGGTGCGTCATCGCGAGAAAACATCTGATCGGCGTGCGGCGTCTCTGGGAAAAGCGTGAGGCAGCCCCCCGAGCCCACATGCATTGGCGTGTCGAGGGTGGTGTCTTCGCTGCGGCTGCCGCGCTTGGTCGGCACCTTGTAGGCGAGCTTGTGATTGACGGTCACCTGGTGGCTGTCCGCGATCTGCTTCATGGTGAAAGTGAGCGTGACGGTGCCGACCTTCTTGTTGTCGACGACACCCGCCGCGACTTCTGAGAGGGCGTGCCCGATTTGACTGGCGAATACGCCGGCGTTGAGTTCGGCGATAAACTCGGAGGTGTTGGTAGGTTTCATGTGCTGTGCCTCATTGATGAGTTGATGTTTGCCCCTGGTCGGCAGGGGCTACCGTTTGAATCAGGCCGCTTGCTTCGTCGCTTGGGCGTCGAGGTAGTCGGCCAGGTCGTGCAGATAAACGACTGGCTTGGCACGGGCCGAACAGTGCAGCCGCTTGACCACCAGCGCGATACGACCTGCCTTGATTTCGCTCAATAGGTAGCGGTCGGTGCGTATGTGCGTGAAGTACTGTTCACGCACGGCGGTCAAGGATGGGCACGGCGTGGCGAACTGGCGCCGGAGTTGTTCCAGGGTGGTGGTCACGCGGATTCCTCCCCACGCCCCTCCTTTTGGGGCACCAGCTTGAGGCGGATCAATTCGGCTAGGCCCTCTTTGCTTTTGCCTTTGGCTGCTGCTAGGACGTTGCCCCGGGCGTCTGCGACTACAGCGCCGTATGGGTATTCCGGGCACTTCACTGGCGTCACGTAGGCGATCTGGCCTTCTGCGATCACTTCGTCAACGCAGCGGAACACTTCGGCTAACTCGACCGACACGCAGGGCAATGACTCCAGCAGTGCGACAGCTTCGGCCGAGGCGCCAATCAGCGTGGCGCGGCTGATCACGCCGGGGTGGTTGAGGAACATTGGCACCAGTTTCAGGGCGCCTACAGCGGAGTTGATGGCGTTCGGCGTCTTCATGCTGCTGCGTCCTTGTTGGTGATGGTGATGTCCAGCTTCTTGGCGATCCACTCAACACCCGCTTCCTTCACCATTACGACGGCGTAGTGCACTGGCTTGCCGATCGTTGGGTTCCAGCGCACGCGAGCGTCCGAGAAAAGGTAGCCGCGCTCGCGGTGCGCGGCGGCCAGGTCGCCGGATGAGTTGATCACGCCAAGTTCCCGCAACCTGGTGCGGAAGGCGCGGGGCTTGAGTCCGAGCAAAGCGGCTGTTTGATCCAGGGTGCGGTTCATGGCGCTGTCCTCAGGCCGCTGCCGACGCGTTGGCGGCTTGCTGGATGAAGTCGCGCAGGTGCAGATGGTTGGCTGGATCCTTGCGCTTCAACTTGAGCTGCTGGGTTTTGCCCGCAACATCCACGGTGACGATCGCATGCTCTGTGGTCAGCTCAACCTCAAAGGCTGCGTGGATCGTTTGCTCGGGCCGGGTCAGCCCACACACAGCGCTGCCACCGACCTGCAGCACGTGGTGCAGCAACTCTTGGCGGGCAAAAGGGATTAGGTAGCTGTTCATGCTGCGTCACCGCCCCATGGGTCTTGCTCAGCGCTGGTTGCGGCTGCGGGGGCGGGTGAAATAGTGGCGCGACCCAGATTCACAACGACCAGTAATCCAGTGCGTTGCTGAATTGCTTCGACTGCCTTTCGGCTTGTGCATGCTGCAGGATGTAAATACACCGGGCAGCGGGGGAGGCTTTGCTGTGAGGGTTGCATGGCGTGCACTCGTTTGGTGAGAGGTACACGCCGAAATTAGCAACAGCTAATTATTTATGCAATAGCAAATGCTAAATTAATCTCGATTCAGTATTTTCGAGGGCTTGAGGATACCGGCGACGTAGTGAACGCTTTCGATTTCACTCTCATTTAAAAATACAGGGCCGGATCCGTCGATGACATTGTCGAGCCTGATCTGGCCGTTCCTGCTGTAAATGAACTCCTTGATCATCGATCGTTTGTCTTTAGTGGTCACGACGACTTCGTCGCCCGGCAAATAAGCGTGTGCAGGCTCAATGAGGAGGTATTCCCCATTTTTTAACCTGGGGTGCATTCCGCTACCGACGATCTGCAAGCTGTAAGCGTTTTCGTCGGAACTGTGAACGTCGATGAATCCAATCCACAGTCCCGCCGGGTACTCGCCAGCCTCAAAACTGCCGTCGCAATCCATCTCCACTTGGCCCACCACAGGCACTGGGATGCCTTGTTTTAGGCGTTCCTCATAGTCTTTTCTATCTTGTTCCGCACGTTGAGCAGTGTCCGTGATCTTTGAGTTGAAAAAAGCAGGGTGGGGTAGGTTGGAGCGCTTTAGGCCAAGCTGATTCCAGCTCATAAAGATCTCGTCTCGCTGTTCTGACGAGTAGTCACCGCTGACCAGTACACCCGCAGGAATACCAAGCTTTGATTCCAGATTAATGGCGGCGCGATCGCCTAGCGTTCTGTGACCATTGAGTAACTGGGAGAGATAGGAGGCGTCGACGTCGTGCACATTAGAGAAATCCTTTAAGGAGTTTTCTCCGATGAGAGCTTTGAGGATGGTGAGGCGTTTTTCGTATATGTCCATGCAGTAATCGTCGCCAAGATTTAGCAAACAGTAAATTACGTTCCGCTATTGCGATAGCATTTAGCGAATGCTAATGTCACGCCATAGGAGACAAGCATGCGACTACTTGAATACATGAAAGCGCTCGACACTGGTGCGCTGGACAATATGGCCGGGGCTTGTAGCACAACTGTCGGCCAACTTCGTCAGGTTGCTTATGGCAACCGACGGGCGAGCGCCGCGCTCGCAATTGCTATCGATAGATGCACTGATGGATCAGTTCCTTGCGAGGAGCTGCGCCCGGATATCGATTGGAAGTATTTGCGCGGTCGTTCTGCTACGGAAACTCAAACAGCCGTAGCCTAAAAAGGGTGCCGGGCTGGGGCCTCTCACCAAAGATCCCCCAACCCAGCTACGACGATACACAGCACATGCACATCGGTCGTGGTCGTAGGATAGGGCGTGCCCGTTTCTATGGCTAGACCGTAAACGGGGTATTTACGGTTATGAGTCGAACAGATCAATCACCGGCCGCTGGGCCGGTTCTTTCTCTGCGCAAAGCGATCTACCGCGCGGCCCATGATTACCGGGGCGGCGTGACTGCTTTGGCGCTCGACATGGTGCTCGATTACGACAGCTTGCAGAAGAAGGTCAAGCACGACGAAGAGCGGCGCTGGCTGGATCCTGATGAGCTGGAAGAGGTGATCAGGCTGACCGCCGATCCCTGTCTTCTTGACGCCTTGGTGAGGCCGGCGGGTGCCGTTTGGTACAAGCCAATTCCTGTACCAGCAACTGCCGACGCGTTGAAGGCCGTCGGCAAGATGCTTGAAGAGTCGGGCCAGTTCGTGGCCTGCATGCACGACGGTGCCGCCGACAATGTTTGGGAGCCGCACGAAGTCCTCCTGCTGGAACAGCGTGGCATGGATGTTATCCGTGAGGTGCTAGGCATCATGGCAGGTGCGCGCAAGGCGATGGAGGGCGCTGACAATGTCTGATGATATCGATATCGCCAACGATGCAGCCGAGTACTTTCGAGAGCTCGCATTAGCGCGCCGGCCGCGCCCGACGTGCTCTGTCAGCGCGCAATTCTGTGAAGATTGCGATGACCCTATCCCGTTACTTCGACAGCAGGCGGTTCAGGGGTGTGCGACCTGTGCCAGTTGTCAGGGGTTGCGGGAGCGGCGGCGATGAGTGAGCAATCCACCAGCACAGCGATATCGTCCTGGGCTCGCCGCTACATTGAAACCTTTAACCTTGCCCTGGTCCCGATTGACCCGGGCGAAAAGGCGCCGAAGGGCATGGGCTGGAACAAACCTGGCGGTTACATCACCGACCCGGTTGCCGCCGAAGCATTCTGGCAACGCAATCCAAATCACAACCTGGGCGTAGTGCTCGGGCCCAGTCGTGTCTGCTCGTTGGACGTGGACAATGTGCAGTGGACGCGGTTTGTATTGTTCGACCAGATGGGTCTCGATCTGGATGCCATGGCTGTGGTCTATCCGACCATCGTGGGCAATCCTTTGCGGTTCCGTGTGCTGTTCAAAATGCCCGATGACATGGAGCTGACGCGCCACTCGCTTTCCTGGCCCAACGAGAAAGACCCTGACGGGTCGATTCACAAAGGATTGATGACGCGGGCCAAGGCCGCGAAAGAGCAGGGCGATTCTGTCGGTGAAGAGGCGGCCAAGGCCGAGGCCGACCAATACAAACGCTTCACGGTGTTTGAGCTGCGCGCCGGCTTGGTGCAGGACGTATTCCCGCCATCGATCCATCCGGGTACTGGCAAGCCGTACACTTGGCGCACGCCGCCGAATGCTGCTGATGGTCTGCCGGTGCTTACCAGCGAGCTGCTGAACATTTGGTTGAATTGGGATGTGTTCAAGCGCAACGCCGAGGCCGCGTGCCCTTGGGCGCCGAAACCGAAGAAGCTCGCCGCGAAACCCATCAAGCGCGCCCCACCCGCTGACGGTAAACCCTCGGTGATTGATGAGTTCAACCGGTGCCACGATGTGGAAGAGCTGTTGCGTGCCCACGATTACATCAAGCGCGGTAACAAGTGGCTGTATCCGCACAGCAGCACCGGCTTGCCTGGTGTGACTGTCACCGACCGCAAGGTCTATTCGCACCACGGCGCGGATCCGCTGGCCAACGGTCACCAGAATGACGCGTTTGAGGTGTTTTGCCTGCTGGATCACGATGGCGACCAGTCGAAGGCGGTCAAGGACGCAGCTCGGATGTTGGGTATGCAGCACGCGTCGCGCCCAGCCCCACAAGATCTTCCCCCGGCCCCATCGGCGGATGCCAGCGAGCAGGACTCCAGCGCGGCGCCCGGAGAGGCCGCTCCCGCTGCTGACGGGGGGGCGGGGGAGGTGCTGACCTACGAGCAGGTGCTGCGACGTTATGTGCTGGTCGAGGGGACCACGCAAGTGTGGGATCTCGACAAGGCGCGGGTGATGAAGAAAACCGCGTTTGAGGCTCGCGTCGGCAAGCCATTGGCGAAACAGTGGGTAGATGACACCAGCAAAAAGCTTATCTCGGATGATAAGGTCAAGGGGATCGAGCAAGCGCGCAAGATGGCTGGTAAGAAGGGTGGTGCACTGAACCTGGAGCCGATTGAACGGTACGTGTACATCGACGGCACCAAGGACGTTTGGGACCGGGAAAAGAAGCGGCGGGTTGCCGAAGGCGCGGTCAAGATGGCCCTCGGTGATATGTACGGTATGTGGTTGAACAGCCCGGAGCGGCGCGTGGTCGACGTGGAGAACATCGTGTTCGACCCGACGATGACCAAGGATCCCAACATTTACATCAATACGTTCGACGGGCTGCCCATGCAGCCGGCGCGCGATGATGCCGGGTGCGAGAACCTGCGGTGGTTGATTTCATTCCTGTGCAACCACGACCAGTCGTCACGCGATTGGCTGGTGAAGTGGTTGGCGTACCCGTTGCAGCACCTGGGCGCGAAGATGGATACGGCGGTGCTGGCTCACTCGACCATGGAGGGCTCGGGCAAAAGCCTTTTGTTCGCTGATGCGTTCGGTTTGCTATATGGGCAGTACGCGGCCACGGTCGGGCAGACTCAGCTCGAAAGCAACTTCAACGCCTGGCAAAGCCGCAAGTTGTGGGCGGTATTTGAAGAGGTCGTGAGCCGTGATCAGCGCTACAACCAGGTGGGCAAGATCAAACACCTCGTGACCGGCAAGACGGTGCGCATGGAATCGAAGTTCATCAACGGTTGGGAGGAAGCCAACCACATGAACGCCGCGTTCCTCAGCAACGAGATTATGCCCTGGCCGATCGCGCCCAGTGACCGGCGAATGTTGGTGCTTTGGCCGATGGAGACACTTCCGGTCGAGCGCCAGAAGGCAGTTGGGCGAGAGCTGGAGAATGGAGGCGTCGCGGCGTTGTACGCGTGGTTGTTGTCCGTTGACCTGGGTGACTTCGACCAGCGCACCAGGCCGCCCAGCACTGATGCGCGTGAGCGTTTGGTGGCACTGAGTAGGGCCAGCTGGCAGACTTTCCTGTTCCTCTGGCAATACGGCGAGCTTGGGCGTGATATGTGGGGTGCCTGTTTGTCCACCGACCTCTATGCGATGTTCCTGGAGTGGTGCCACCGCAACAAAGAGCACGTGATGAGCCAGACGAAGTTCTCGTTGTTCATCAGCTCGGAGGTGGACAAGACCCGGGCAATTCCCTGGACCGACGGCAGCAACCGCAAGTTTGGGGCGTTCTTCTTTCCACGCGATGAGCAGGCTTCCCAGCCCCCATCACTCAGGTCAGCCGATCTGGGCAAAGCGGTGGTTGCTTGGCGGGCTGCGGCGCGCCTGGCGGGTTGGAACGTCGACAACTGGGACCACATCAAGGCGGCTGCAGCATGAATCCGACTAAAAGTGTGTTGGGTGTGTTGGGTGTGTGTTGGGTTGGTTTTCGATACCCAACACAATTTCAGGCCTTCTATCTCGCGGCTTTCCGGGCTGTGTGTTGGGTGTGTTGGGTTTGGCGTCGCGTGCGCGCATGGGCGACGTTATTTCAATCCATGGACGCCGGATTTTTTCCTTATGCGAGGACTGTTAAACCCAACACACCCAACACACCCGACACATTTGATTTAAGGCTATTGAATTTAAAGGGTTTTAGCTGTGTTGGGTTTGTGTTGGGTATGGCGTTTTTTGTGTTGGGTTGGTTTTTGAGCGGGGGAGCGGGGCGATGATCGAAGAAATGGAAACTCTGTTGAAGCATTGGGGCGAGCAAACACGGCGGTGTGGCTCTGCCGGTGGTTTGGGCAGCCCGATGGCCACGATCATGGAATGGGGTGGATGCGCGCCCCGTGGTACGCCTGGACCGCGTAGCCTTCTCGATGGCGGCGCGGGTATTGATGCTGTTGCGCAAGAAGTCGCGGCGGCTCTGGCTGAGGTCGCTCGCCAGGATGAGCGCGGGCAGATGTTGGAGCGTCTGGCGGTGCTGCGTTATACCGATGACTCGGCGCCAACGTGGTTGATGCAGTTGCACCTGGTCGGCTCACAGTCCCGCGCAAAGCAAACCTACTACGACTGGGTGCATAGCCTTCATCTTCGACTGCTGCAGGTGCTGGCGGATCGGTCTGGGGCGCGTAAGTGGCTTACCGCTGGTCAGGGCGCTTTACCTCAAAGTCTCCTCAAAGCTGCGTCAAAGTTGCGTCGAGCCAGTTAACCGAATTTGCCCCCTTTTCGGTTCCGTACTCAGGGGGTAAAAAGTCCCCACGATATGGAATTTGCGCCTCGGCGCTGACCTCGCACGTGCTGTGCAGCTTTACCCGGTTTCCCTAGACCGGTCACTTAACCCCGCTTCGGCGGGGTTTTTATTAATGGCTTGGTGTGCTTCCGCCGCGTCATGCTGCTGGCAAGAAAGATCCTGCCTTGACAACCCCTTGAAAACCCCCGATTACTTGTGCGCCGATCATACAAAGGCTCAACACAACGGATTGAGGAGTTGGGAATGACTGACGATTTGAATAGCGAGCTTGATAAGATTTTCACTGCGCGTGCTGAGCGCCTGGATGCCGCCGCGCAAGCGCAGCAGGAGGCAGAAGTTAGGGCGGATACGACTCTTCAGGAGTTTCTGGCATTGAAGGAAGCGTTAATCCGACCGACCTTAGAGAGCTTGGCTAACAAATTGAGTGATAGGGGTCAGGAAAGTAGGATCGTCGAAATTCAAGATGGGGAGCACGTTGGCGGAAAAGTCAGTGATGCGAGTATCGGTATACGGTTCTGGACTGATCGTGGTGCGGCAATCGCACGTGGAAACGAGTACCCACACTTGACGTTAGTGCTAGAAAAGTCGAGACGTAAAGTTAACTTTTTCCGAAGCACGATGAGTCCTGGAAAAAGTGGCATGGCCGGGAGCGATGGTTCAGTTGATCTCGGTTTGTTAACCGAGGATCTGATCAATCAAAAAGCTTTGGAGATCATCGCTGCGATTTATCGCTGACTAAGGGCTTTAAATTTCCGGCGCGATCTTAAATTGTTCCTTCAACCCCGCTTCGGCGGGGTTTTCTTTTTCTGCCCGACGGGTTTCTGCAATGGAGTTATCAGCATGGGCGAGCCAGCGAGCACGGCTGCAATTGTTGTCGTGGCCGGCGGAGCCGGTGCTGCTGTAACAGGGCTGTTCACCGGGATTGATGCACTGGCTGTGATCGGTGCTCTTGCCGGTTCACTTGTTTTCTTTACCACCACCGAAGAGTTGCCGGTGTGGAAGAGGTTGGTATTCCTGCTGGTGTCCTTCGTCATGGGATATCTGTTCGCCCCGGCGCTCAGCGAGTTGGAGCTATGGGGTATTCGACCGTTCAAGCACTCCGGCCCAGCTGCGTTCGGCGCGTCGGTGCTGGTCGTGACGGTTGCACTCGCCATCATCAAGCGACGCGGTATCGATGCCGAACCGCATGGGAGGCAGGATGGATAGTCATGTGCTTCAGCAAGTACTGACCCAGGCCACGTTCTGGTTATGCGTGGCGTTGTTCGTCCGGTTGTTCACCTTCCGGCGCCGTGGTGCCCGGTTCCGCCGTGACATGAGCTGCCTTGCCTGGTTGGTGATGGTCGCGTCCGGCGCAGTCATCGTCTACATCGGCAAGGGTCAGTTGATCATGCCGCGTAACTCGTGGCCGTTGGTGCTGCTGCTAACGGTGTTCGTTGGGTCGGTATGCCAGAGTTCGGGCAACCTGGCCCGAGTGTGGAGAGTGGGCTGATGAGCAAGGTGTCTGATGACCGGCGCGGCAGCAGCACCGAACGTGGTTACGGGTACAAGTGGCAGAAGTCCCGCGACGGGCACCTGCGTGAGAATCCCTATTGCACGATGTGCTCGACTGACCAACGCCCCGTCGCGGCCAGCGTTGTCGACCACAAGGTCGCGCCGAAGCTCAAGGACGCCAAGGACAGCGGTGATCCAGCGCGCCTCAAGGCTGCCTGGAAGCTGTTCTGGAGTCCAGCGAACTGGACGAGCCTCTGTAAGTTCTGCCACGACTCGACCAAGCAACGGATGGAGCGGACCGGTACGGTCCCTGGCTGCGGCACTGACGGCCGTCCGGTGGACCCTGGGCATCACTGGAATCGGTGACCACGGGTCAAAAACGCACCAAAAAAGCGCACCCCGAGGGGAGGGGGGTGAAAAACTTTCGTTTGGACTTTCTTCTAGACCGCTCGCCCCCCGTCGTGTGCAACGTCGGGATAAATGAGGGAGGGGGGGTATCAACAAGATAGGGGTATTTATGGCCGGAAACGGAAACTCGGGTCGCCCTGGAACGCCGGCGGCGCTGAAATTACTGCAAGGAAATCGTGGCCGCGAAAATGTTAGCGACCTTCTGGCGCAGGTCGCGGCGCCGCCGGTACCGGTTGGCGCGCCGCCGATGCCGGACGTGCTTTCAGCTGATGCGATCGCCGAATGGGAGCAGCTGGTACCGGCGCTGATTTCGCTGGGCATCGTTTCTAAATTGGACTCGATGGCGCTGGCGACCTATTGCCAGGCGACCGCCGATTGGCGCCGGTACCAGCGGCTGATCACGAAGCGCAATGACGCTTCTGATGATGACCTGGGCGGCGACATCCAGACCTTCAAAACCGGCGCGCAGCAAATGCACGTCCTTCGCCAGCTCGCGAACGACGCCGAAAAGCGTGCCAACGCTGCCGGTGCCCAGTTCGGCCTGTCGCCTATGTCCCGGCGCAATCTGAAAACGTCGCCGGCGCCGCAAGGTGAGCTATTCCCCAATGAGCAACGAGACGCCGCAGACAAGTACTTCAACTGATGATCGCGTCAGCGCGTTCGCGCTGGCGGTGTTGGCCGGCGATATCGTCGCCGGTCCCGATGTCCGCAACGCCTGCAAACGGCACCTGCAAGACCTCAAACACGGGCCAGCGCGTGGCTTGATCTGGGATCTGGGCAAGGCCAACCGAGCCATAGGTTTTTTCGAAGAGGTGCTTTGCCTCAACGGCGGCGATTACGAAGGCATGCCGTTCCTGCTGGCCCCGTGGCAAGCCTTTGTCATCGGCAGCCTGTTCGGCTGGATGACGGTGGACGGGTTCCGCCGCTTCCGCTTGGGCTACATCGAAACCGGTAAAGGCTCGGGAAAAAGCCCGTTGGTGGCTGGTATTGGCCTGTACGGATTGGTGTCGGATGGCGAGCAACGCGCGGAGATCTATGCCGCTGCGACCAAGCGTGACCAGGCAATGATCCTGTTTCGTGACGCCGTGTCGATGGTCGACATGTCCACCAAACTCCGATCGCGCCTGGTGCAGTCGGGCCGTGACGAAAAGGTGTGGAACCTGTTCTACCCCAACACCAATTCCTTCTTCCGGCCGATCAGTGCCGACGAAGGCAAGTCAGGCCCACGGCCTCACATCGGCCTGCTTGATGAGGTGCACGAACACAAAACCGCCGCCACCGTGAACATGATGCGCGCCGGTACCAAGAACCGCCGCAAGGCCATGGTGGTGATGATCACCAACAGCGGCTCCGACAAGAAGACGGTGTGCGGTCAGTATCACGACCTGGGCGTGCGTATCTGCGCTGGCATAGAAGATGACGACAGCTTCTTTGCCTTCATCTGTTCGCTCGACGAGGGCGACGATCCTTTCAAGGACGAAAGCTGCTGGGCGAAGGTCAACCCCTCGCTCGATCACATCGCAGAAGGGCAGGCCGACGGCATCCCGGGCCGCAAGTACTTGCGAGAGCAAGTGAAGGCTGCTCGGGGGCTGCCCGCTCAAGAGTCAGTCGTGCGGCGCTTGAACTTCTGCGAGTGGACCCAGGCCGATGCCCCTTGGATTTCGTGGGCAGTTTGGAAGCAGGCGGAAGAGCGTGTGCCGATGCGGATGTTGCGCAACCGGCGCTGTGTCGGAGGCCTGGACCTGGCAAGTACCACCGACCTGACGGCGTTCGTTCTGCTTTTCTGGCCGGCGCCGCACGATCCGCACTGGCGGGTGCTGCCGTACTTCTGGATCCCGGACGACGACCTACAAGGCCGAGAGGATCGCGACAAGGTGCCCTACGCAATGTGGGTCAAGGCGGGGCACCTGGAAACAACACCAGGGCGAGCCATCAGCAAGCTCCATGTGCTGCGGCGTCTGGTCACGATCACCGCTTACTTCGGCGTGGAGCGCATCGCCTACGACCGTTGGCGGATCGAAGACCTCCTGCAACTGATGTCGGAATACGACATCACGCTGCCCGAGATGGTGGGCTTCGGCCAAGGCTTCAAGGACATGGGCCCCGCCGTTGACGAGTTTGAGCGGCGTCTGCTTGGCCTCGCTCCTGAGACTGAGGGCGACGACGTGATTGACCTTGATCCCAGCGAGTGGGAGTTGGTCGAAAGCGAAACAGTCGAAACCCTACGACATGACGGTAACCCCGTAATGACCTGGAACGCCGGCAACGCGGTAATCGTTTCTGACCCAGCCAACAACCGCAAAGCCGACAAGGCCAAGGCGACGGGCCGAATCGACGGCATTGTCGCCGCCATCATGGCCACCGGTATCAGCGGTAAAGCCGCCGGCGCCGGTGGCACATCCATCTACGACGAAGGGGTCGGTATATGAAATTGGTCATTCTGTCCTGGCTGTCCGGCCTGCTGGGCTTCTGTCTGCTGGTTGGCGGTGTGGCGATGGTCCACGTGCCCGCCGCGTGTGTCGTGGCGGGTGTCGGGCTTATTGCCTGGTCCTGGCTGGCGGATCGAGCAGCGGCTGCAATGAAACCCAAAGGAGGCTGAGCATGTTCTTTTCAAGCGTGCTCGGCGAAGGGCGCGGCAACCTCACGGAAACGGGGAGCGGCGTCTGGCGCGGCCTGATTGGCAGTGGCCGCAACAGCTCTGGCGTAAAGGTCACGCCGGAATCGGCGCTGGGTCTGCCAATCCTGCAAAACTGCGTCACGCTACTGGCCGAAACCATGGGGCAGTTGCCCTGTGAGATGTACAAGCGCATGGACAAAGGCCAGCGGGAGCCAGCGATCAACCATCCGGCGTACGACGTGCTTCGGTACCAGCCGAACGGCTTCCAGACTCCGTACGAGTTCATGGAGTGCATGCAGGGTGCCGCCGGTCTGCGCGGCAACGGTTACAGCTTCATCGACCGTCGTGAAGACGGCAACGTCGTGGCGCTTTGGCCGCTGTGCAATGACAAGGTGCAGGTGCTCAAGGGCGGCGACATGCTGCCGTACTACCGGATCGCGGGCGGAGAAGCGCTGCCGATGCGCATGGTTCACCACGTGCGGTGGTTCAGCACGAATCACTACGTCGGGTTGTCACCGATTGAGGTGCATGCCGATTCGCTGGGCCTGGCCCAGGCGGTCCGGCAGTACACCGGCAAGAGCTTCGCCAACGGCGTGACGGTCTCCGGCGTAATCGAGCGGCCACGTGAATCTCCCGCGATCAAGGATCAGGGCAGCATCGACAAAATCGTGGACCAGTGGGGCCAGAAGTTCGGCGGCATGGACAACGCCAAGAAGGTGGCCTTGTTGCAAGAGGGAATGACCTTCAAGCCCGTGTCCATGAACAACGTCGATGCCGAGGTGCTGGGGATTCTCAAAACCACCGGTACCGACATCGCCCGGATCTACAAGATCCCGTTGCCCATGGTCAACGACCTGGAGAAGTCCAACTACAACACCCTTGAGCAACTGATGATTCAGTTCGTGGTGTTTGCGTTGTTGCCGTGGGTCAAGCGTCACGAACAGTCGATGATGCGCGATTTTCTGTTGCCCGCCGACCGGCGCAACTACTTCATCGAGTTCAACCTCTCCGGGTTGCTGCGTGGCGACCAGAAGAGCCGGTACGAAGCCTATGCCATTGGACGGCAGTGGGGCTGGCTCAGCGCCAATGACATCCGGCGTCTGGAGAACATGCCGCCGGTGACCGGCGGTGACATCTACATGCAGCCGCTGAATATGGTTGACGCGGGCAAGGGCGGTGCTGACTTGACTAACCCTGCCGTGCGCGCCCAGCTCGAAATGCAGCACGCTCAAATTGAGAGGATTCTGGCGCAATGAAAAACTACCTGAGAGCCTCCAGCCTGCTGTTCAATCAGCCGCTGTTGGTGATGCCTGATATGTTGGACCTGGGGGTTCGCTGGGCCAACCAGGTGATGAGCTTGAACATCGTCAACATTGGTGGGCAGGGCACCCCCGGCCTGTGGTCGGATGATGGAATGGACCGCATAGCACAGCGCGAAGAAGAGCGCCGTACTGCCATCGCCCGCAGCGGTATCGAGGTGATTCCGGTCAGCGGGGTGTTGGTCAGTCGCGGCAGCCACATCGGCATGTGCGAAACGATGACCAGCTATGAACAGCTGCGTGGGCAAATTCGCAATGCGGTTGCTGACCCAATGGTCGAGCGGATCGTGCTCGACATCGACAGCCCAGGCGGTTCTGCGGTGGGGGCTTTCGAACTGGCGGCCGATATCCGCGCTATGGCCCAGCAGAAACCGATTACCGGCATCGTCAACTTCATGGCCTACAGCGGTGGCTATCTGCTTGGCTCGGCCTGTACTGAGCTGGTTGTGAGTCAGACCAGTGGTGTCGGGTCCATCGGCGTCATTGCCAGCCACATGGACCGCTCCAAGATGGAGGAGGGCATGGGCGTCAAGGTGACCACTGTGTTTGCGGGCGCCCACAAAAACGATCTCAGCCCTCATGAACCTTTGAGCGACCAGTCGCTCAAGTACCTCAACGACGTGGTGCAGGAGAGCTATCAGCTCTTCGTTAACGCCGTTGCCGAATACCGGGGGCTGTCCGTACAACAGGTCATGGCAACCGAGGCTGGGCTCTATCGCGGCCAGGCCGGCATTACTGCTGGGTTGGCAGACCGAATGCAGAGCCCGCAGCAGGCCGTTGATGATCTTTCCCATTCTGTCGCTGTGAGTCGGGCGAACCGGCCGGGCGGCCGCATCGCGGTACGCGCCGCTGCACTGAATCTTCAAACACTGAGCTGACCGCGTTCGCGGCACTCATCGAAGCCCGCCTAGTGCGGGTTTTTTAATGCCCAGGAGGCACCATGTCCCTTGTACTTCAAATGCGTAGCGAACGCGCCAAACTGGTTGAGCAGGTCCAGGCACTGGCCCAGATCGAGTCGGGCGGCGGGAATCTGAACGTCGAGCAGCTGGCGCAGTTTGCGCAGCTGGAAACCCAGATCAACGAAATGACCGCGAAAATTACTCGCGCTGAAAGCGCCGAGCGTATCGCGGCAGCTGCTGCGGTGCCCGTCGAGGAGAGCGCGCAGGGCAACAAAGGCTCCCCGACGCACATCAGCACTCATAGCGAACCAACCAAGCCGGGTGTTGCCATGGCGCAAATGGTGCGTCTGATGGTCCAGGCCGGCGGCAATCAGCACGTCGCTGCTGAAATGGCCAAGACGGGCGGTTACGGCGTCGATGTGCATATGGCGCTATCCACTGTGACTCCGGGCTCCGGTGGTGTACTGGTGCCCGAGAATTTCAGCACCAGTGTTATCGAATCGCTGCGACCTAAGTCCGTGGTGCGCAAGATGGGCGCCATCAGCCTGCCGCTGAACAATGGCAATCTGACCATGCCCCGCGTGCTGGGCAACACTCAGGTGACCTACCTGGGCACCGAGGAAGACATTGCAATCACCGATATGCAGTTCGGTGACCTCAAGCTGTCCGCCAAGAAGGCGGCTGCGATCGTGCCGATCTCCAATGACCTGTTGGCGTATGCGGGCGTTAACCCGCGCATCGACTCCCAGGTCAGCAGCGATCTGGCGGTCAGCATGGGGCTGTCGGAAGATCTTCACTTCATCCGTGGTGCTGGCACCGGCTCGCTGCCGAAGGGTCTGCGCTACTGGGCCCTGCCTGGCAACGTGATGGGTGCGCCTGCTGGTGCAACGCTTGCCATTGTCGACCTCTACCTGGGCGGCATGATGCTGCGCCTGGAAGGGGCCAATGTTGACCTCGCCGGCTGTGGCTGGATCATGGCGCCACGCACCATCCGTTGGCTGCAATCGCTGCGCGACGGTAATGGCAACAAGGCCTACCCAGAAATCGACAGCGGTATGTTGAAGGGCTATCCAGTGGCACTGACCACTCAAGTGCCGGTCAACCTGGGCGCCGGCGGTAACGAGTCCGAGATCTACTTTGTGAACTTTGCCGACTGCTACATCGGTGAAGACACCACGCTGGCGATTGCGATCAGCACTGAGGCGTCCTACAAGGATGGCGCTGGTAACACCGTGAGCGCGTTCCAGCGTGATCAGACCCTGATCCGCGTGATCAGCAAGCACGACTTCGGCCCGCGTCACGTCGAGTCGATTTCTGTGGGTACCGGCATCACTTGGGGCGCTGGTATGTAATCCCCTGGTCCTGCCAGCTGGTGGGACCAACTTCTCATGCAGGTAGCATCATGACCGATACGAAGATTGTGACCTTCAAAAAGGAATGGCGTGGTTATGCCATTGGGGAAATCGCTGGCTTCGATAGCGATGCTGCCGCTTCGCTGATCAAGTCAGGGCGAGCAACGGCCTATGTGGCTCCTGGCGTTGTTGAAAAGGCGTCTGCTGGTGCCGGTGCGAAGAAACCGAGCGGTAAGAAAGGTGGGAAACCCGCTGAGTCTGTAGATCCGGTGGATCCAGTAGATCCCATCGATCCGGTAGAACCGGTGGATCCAGTAGAGCCCACTGATCCGGTGGACCCCGTGGATCCGGAAGAACCTGACGAGAAACCATAAGTCATGGCCCGTCGAATTGAGTACTTCGGTGAGCCGGTCCTGACGCTCGACCAGGTGGCATTTCAGTGCCGTGTTGAGCCGGAGGACATGGCCCCGGAGCTGATCGAGCAAATCATCATCCCTGGCGTCACCACTCAATGCGAGTCGAAAACGGGCGCGGCAATTCGCGGTGCTGTTTACGAAGAAGAGTGGCCCGCAGACAGGCAGAGCGGGCATGCCCTTGATGTTGGCCAGGCAAGCGAAATCGTTTCGGTGTTCTCCCAGCAGGTCGACGGTGGCTGGGTCGAGCAAGTTGGCCCCTTCGAACTGCGCCAGGATCAGCGGGAAAGTTTCATGCACTTCCCAGGAACTCGGCCGGCTGGTCGGCTCCGTATCCGGTACAAGGCGGGGCTGGATATAAGACTCCACCCCGGCGTACGCAACTGGCTATTGATGGCGGCGGCGACGATCTACAGACACCCGGAAATGTTCCTGGTGGGACAGACACTCTCTGAGTTGCCGTCAGCGTTTCTTGATCACCTGGTGGCTGAGATCACCGTACCGCCGAGGTTCTGACCATGGCAATGCGCGAACCGAGTGCCGGCGAATTGGACCGGCGTATCACCCTGCGATTGCGGTCAGACACACCGGCGCCTGACCTGGGGCTCGATTCGCTGTTCACCGATCAGAAACAGCGGTGGGCGAAGATAGAGCCGGTCGGCACCGCTGTCTACGCCAATGGCGTTCAGACAGAGGTGAAGATCACCCACCGTGTCATCCTGTATTACTTGAAAGGCATGTGTGATGCGCATGAGGTTGTTCACGGTGGCTCGATCTATCGGGTAAAGCGTGTGGCTGATATGAATGGCACTCGGCGCTATACGCTGCTGGAAGTCGAGGAATTGGGCGCGGCTCAGCCTGGTGGGGGGATATATGGCTAACTCAGTTGGTGTTGATGGATACATTCACATCGAAGGCTTCGAAAAGTTCGAACGCGAAGCCTTCGACAAGAAGAAGATCCGCGCAGCAATGCGCAAAGCCGGCAAGTTGGTGAGGCAGCGAGCACAGCTCAACGTGGCGTTGTCCCGTGGCCAGGAAAGCTACCCGGTGAATCGAACCGGGGCCTTGCTGGATTCGATCAACTTCAAGGTGTCCCGCTCGGGGTTCCTGGTGAAGATTGCGCCCTACAAAACGGGGGCTATGGAGGAATACTATCCGGCCTACCTACACTACGGCGTGCGGTTGGGTGGCCGTATCAAGAAGCTGGCGCCGGGTGCCGGTAGCGGCAAGAGCAACCGACGCCGCAAGGGCGCTCGCGCTGGTCTGGTCGCTGAACGCAAGAGCAATGGCTGGCGCATCGAGCCTCGGGCAAACTACATGAGTGACGCCCTGCAGGACTCTTCCTCAGCTGTGCGGGCGATTTTGTCGCAAGCCTTCGCAGACGCACTCGGCTGATCATCCTCAGATATTGACTCTATAAACAACCTCGCCACGGCGGGGTTTTTTATTACCTGGAATTCGCCCATGAAGATCTCCCCAATCGTAGCTCACCTGCGCCAGTACTGCCCAAGTTTTTCGGGCCGCGTAGCGGGTGGCATTGATTTTGAGGCGGTTGCCGCCAGCGCAAAGCTGAGCCATCCCTCAGCTTACGTGATCGCGGTATCCGACAAGGCCGCTGAAAACGATGTTCAGAATGGTCTGCGTCAGGCAATCACCGATTTTTTCGACGTGGTGTTGGTGGTGGATACCCGTGATGAGCGCGGCCAGGAAGCGGCGGACCTCACCCATCTATTCCGGGCGGAGATCTGGCGAGCCTTGATTGCCTGGAAGCCCGCGCCGGAATACACGCCGATCGAATACGAGGGCGGAGAGTTGCTTTCCATCAACCGTAGTCGAGTGGTCTACCGCTTCACTTTCTCGGCCCGCTTCCAGATCGGGCGGAACGCGTCCAATGATCCTGCGGAGACCTGGCACGAACTGGAACTGGATGGGTTGCCCGGATTTACCGGCGTCAACTTCGACATGGACTGCATTGATCCTGCTGACCCCAACCTGCAACGACCTGGCCCGGATGGGCGCATCGAAGTGAAATTCTCAGGAGACGTAACACCATGACCAAGCGCATCACTGTGGTGCCGGCCGCTGGCCGTGCCGTGCCTGACCCGGAGGCTGGCGACCTGTTGCCTGGCGCGGGTCGTGAGGTTCCCGATAACGCGTATTGGCGCCGCCGCTTGGCAGACGGCGACATCACCGTTCAAACCCCCACCAAGGCCGCCAAGGCGGTGAACCCTGAGGAGCCTAAATAATGGCTATTGGATTCAGCAATATACCGGCCGACCTTCGGGTACCACTGTTTTACGCAGAAATGGACAACTCGGCGGCCAACACTGCGTCGTCGGCAATGCGCCGGCTGATCGTCGCTCAGGTCAACAGTGATGCTGTCGGTGACAATATCGGCGGTCTGGTGTTGGTACCAAGTCTGGGCCTGGCGAAGAGCATCGGCGGGTCCGGCTCGATGCTCGCCGCAATGTACGAAGCCTGGCGCAAAGTGGACCCGGTCGGTGAGGTGTGGTGCCTGCCCTTGCAAAATGACGAAGGTGTTGTGGCCACTGCTACCGTTACGGTCACCGGTGCTGCAACGGAATCCGGACTGCTGAATTTGTACATCGGCGGTGTGCGTGTACAGGCGACAGTCACCGCCGCAGCAACACCAACCATCGCCGCCTCGGCGCTGGCGGTGAAGATCAATGCCACGGAAGATCTACCGGTCACCGCTGTTGCAGCGGCAGGCGTCGTTACCCTTACCTGCAAGTGGAAGGGTGAGAGCGGCAACGATATCAACCTGCAACTCAACCGCCTGGGCAGAACCAATGGCGAAGTCACTCCGGCGGGCCTCACGGTTGTTCTGACCAAAATGACCCAGGGGGCCGGTGTGCCTGACCAGGTTGACGCGCTGGCCGCTTTGGGCGATGAGCCTTTCGAGTTTCTGTGCGTTCCGTGGACCGACACCAACACCTTGGACGCCTGGAAGGGGGCGATGGATGACAGTGTTGGCCGCTGGAGTTGGGCCAAGCAACTGTTCGGCCACGTGTACGCCGCCAAGCGCGGCACCCTCGGCACTCTGGTTGCGGCTGGGCAGGCGCGCAATGATCAGCATGTGACGATCCAGGCAATGGAGGCCGGTGTGCCCCAGCCGTTTTGGGTGCAGGCTGCGACGTTGGCAGCGCGTACGGCGGTGTTCATCTCTGCTGATGCCAGCCGCCCGACGCAAAGCGGTAGCCTACCGGGCCTGTATCCTGCCCCGGCCAGTGAGCGTTTCACGCTCACGGAACGACAGTCGTTGCTCAGCTACGGTATTGCCACGGCATATTACGAAGGTGGTTATGTGCGCATCCAGCGCTCGATCACCACGTACCAGAAAAACGCTTACGGCCAGGCAGATAACTCCTACCTGGACAGCGAGACCATGCACCAGTCGGCGTTCATCATCCGCCGGATGCAGAGCGTCATTACCAGCAAGTACGGCCGCCACAAGCTGGCAAACGATGGTACCCGTTTCGGTGCGGGTCAGCCCATCGTCACACCGAGCACGATTCGCGGAGAACTGATCGCGCAGTACATGCAGTTGGAGTTGGAAGGTCACGTGGAGAACACCGAATTGTTCGCTGAGCATTTGATCGTTGAACGGGACAGTAACGACCCCAGCCGGGTCAACGTGTTGTTCCCGCCTGATTACATCAACGGGTTGCGGGTGTTTGCGCTGCTCAACCAGTTCCGCCTGCAATACAACGACGCCGCGTAATCTCACTCGCCGCACTTTCTGAACAACCCCGGCCCGCCCTGCGCGGGCTTTTGCATTCTGGAGACTATGACCATGGGTCAATTAGTGGCGGGTACCACCTACGTAAAAGTGGATGGCGTCCAACTGACTATCACCGGCGGCGCTGAAGCCCCTTTGATGGATGTGAAGCGGGAAACGATTTTTCCGGGCTTCTACAAGGAAGAGGAATTGCCTCCCTATACAAAGATGACGGCGATCCTTGAACCGGGCTTTCCGATCAAAACGCTGGTGAATGGCCGTGATATGACGGTTACGACCGAATTCAAAAACGGGCGTGTGTACGTCCTGGCCGGTGCTTACCTGGTCGATGAGCCTTCGTTCAAGGCTGACGACGGCACTGTTGAGTTGCAATTCGACGGCATCAAAGGGAGCTGGCAATGAGCGAACCAATGAAGTTGAGCGCGCCTATTGAGGCGCATGGCGAGCAGTTGACCTCGTTGACCCTGCGGCGTCCTACGGTTCAGGAAGTCCGCAAGATCCGGGCGTTGCCATATGTGATCGGCAAAGACGAAGCGGTGACCCTTGAAATGGAAGTGTCCGCCAAGTACATCGCCGTGTGCGCAGGTATCCCACCATCCTCGGTTGACCAGTTGGATCTGACCGACCTCAACACGCTGAGCTGGGAGATTGCTGGTTTTTTCATGACCGCGGCATCGGCGAAGTCTCCGACCTGATTGCCGTTGCCTACGACCTGGCCTGGCTCTGGAAAGTTGATCCCGAGGTAATGATGTCCAGGCCGTTGGATGTGCTCTGTGAGTCTTACGAGCAACTGCAACGTATTAACAACGCACAGCAGGGTTAGCTATGGATAAGTTTCAGCTCAAGGCGTTGATCACCGGCGTCGACAAGCTGTCGCCGAAGTTAGCCGGTATTCAAAAAAACGTAGGAACGTTCAGGAAAAATCTCGAAAAAACGGGCTTGGGGAAAATCGGCATCAAGGATTTGATCACTGGCGGCGCGCTGGCTGCGCCGTTTGCGGTCGGTACTCGATCGGCAATTGCGTTCGAATCCGAGATGGCAAACGTCAACAAGGTCGTGAACTTCGATACCCCCCAGCAGTTCAAGCAGATGGGCGACGACATTACGCGCATGTCAGAGGTGCTGCCGATGGCCGCCGGCAATATCGCCAAGATTGTCGCGGCGGGTGGCCAGGCTGGTTTTGCGAGCGATGAGCTGCTGGGCTTTGCCGAGTCAGCGGTCAAGATGGGTGTTGCCTTCGACCAGACCGCCGAACAGAGCGGGGAGATGATGGCGACTTGGCGCACATCTTTCAAAATGACTCAGGTCGGCGTGACGGATCTCGCTGATCGGATCAACTATTTGGGTAACACAGGCCCGGCGAACACCAAAAAGATCTCCGATATCGTCACTCGTATCGGGCCATTGGGTGAAGTGGCGGGGCTCGCCTCCGGGCAGATTGCAGCATTAGGCGCGACGATGGCTGGCGTTGGGGTTGAGCAGGAAGTGGCCGCCACGGGCATTAAGAACTTCATGCTTGCGATGACGAAGGGATCGTCGGCCACCAAGGCTCAGTCGCAAGCATTCAAGGCGATTCGGTTGGACTCTAAGCAGGTGGCGAAGTCGATGCAGACTGATGCCCAGGGCACCATCCTGAATATTTTGGAGCGAATCGGAAAGGTCGATGCGGCCTCTAGGGTTGGGCTGCTTACACAACTGTTCGGTTCGGAATCGGTCACCTCCATCGTATCGTTGGTTTCTAACCTCGACTTGTTAAAAGGCAACCTTACAAAGGTGGGTGACGCCTCGCTTTACGCCGGATCGATGGAAAAGGAGTACGCGTCCCGAGCGGCAACAACCGAGAACAATCTGACGCTCTTGCGCAATGCTACCACCAACGTTTCCAAGTCCATCGGCAACGCGATGTTGCCTGCAGTCAACGCGGTAGTGGATGCAGTGCGGCCTATGGTGATTCAGTTTGCGAAATTGGTTGAGGCCAATCCAGATGTAGTGCGGGGTGTTGCAGCTGCTGGACTTGCGTTTACCGCGCTGCGTTTGGGGATTGTTTCGACGATCGTGGCAACCAAGCTTCTTTCGTTCGCACTCAAAGCGAACCCCATTGGCCTTGTTGCCACAGGCATCGCGCTCGCCGCCGGGCTGATTGTAGCGAACTGGTCGGCCATCGCCCCGTACTTCCAAGCTATCTGGGCCAAGATCAAAGGCCCAACCATGGCGGCCTGGGAGATGTTCAAGGCGTTTGTTTCGTGGACGCCTATCGGGTTAATCATTGCGAATTGGGGACCATTAACGGAGTTCTTTAAGGCGCTCTGGGGTGTGCTCGTTGCGCTCTCCACCCCCGTAATGGACTTCCTCAAAACGATGTTCGACTGGTCGCCCCTGGGGTTTATTGTTAAGAACTGGGAGCCCATCAGCGCCTGGTTCAAAAGCCTGTGGGAGAAACTGCGGCCGATAATTGAGCCCATGATGAAGTTCTTCGGTGGAGGTGAAGGTGGTGACGGACTCATTGAGTCTGCCACAAGCAAGGCCAATGCCTTCGCCGAACAGCAGCGTCAGCGCAATGCTGGGGCTGGCGGTGGGACCGGTGCGTTTCTCCAGGCCAACGCAGTGCAGACCGCTCAAAACCGCCAGATGGCGAATAACGTGCAGATGGGTATCAACACCGAGCAGCTTTTGAAAGCACCGGGTCAAATGCCGGCCCCAGGTAGTTTGCTGCAGCAAACGGCTGCGGCAAGCGGCCAGAACCTCAACGGCAAAATCGACATCAACCTCAACGGCGCGCCGCCCGGTACCACCGTGGAACAGTCGCAAACCAACCAGCGCGGCCTAACCATAAAACCCAATATCGGCCAGCGAACAGTCGGCACGCAGAGGTAGCCAATGGAGCAAACGTGGCGTGATCAACTGCTGCCCGCATCGTACCGGGGCATCAGCTTTCTGATCGAGCAGGCGGCCGTGCCGGTGGGGCAGAAGGGCCAGTTGCATGAGTTCCCACAACGGGATGAGCCCTACTTCGAACCTCTGGGCAAACAGGCGCAAGTCCATCGGATGAGCGCCTGGGTGATCGGGGATGATTGCTTCGAGCGGCGCGACAAGCTGCAAGAGGCTTTGCAGACGGAGGGCTCCGGCGAGCTGGTGCACCCGTGGCTCGGCCGAATGCTGGTAAAGGCCGGGGAATGTGAGCTGACTCATGATCGTCGGGAGGGCGGCGTTGCTAGGTTTGAACTGACGTTCTACCCCGACACGCCGCGCAAGTTTCCCACGGCCACGGCGAACACTCGGCAACAGGTGGTCAAGTCTTCGGAAGGGCTATTGGACTCAGCCCTGGCCCGGTACAAGGCGGCAATGGAAAAGATCGACAAAGCGCGGCTCAGTGTCATCGGGTTGCGCAACAGCTTGTCGGGCGTCTATGGCGCGATCCAGCGCCAGTTCGCACCACTGGTGGGGTTGTTCACCAACCTCAGTGGTTTCGTGCAGTCCCTGATCAACTCGCCCGGCGCGCTAGGGGCCTTGTTCTCCAGCTATTTCAGCGACTTCACTGGGCTGGATTTTTCCAGTCCCGGTTCCAGCTATCGCGCAACGGTGGCCACCGCATCGCAACACACGTCGGCTGTGACCGATATCAACACGGTCACCCAGGCCAATGGAGTGGACACCAGTGCCATGGCCCAGGCCACTGCCGATCTGGTGCAGGACGCCCTGTTGGTGCAGGTCGGTTTAATCATCAGCGAGATGCCCGTGTCTATTCGCCCGGCAGTGATGGACTCGGTGCCTGCGATCGATCAGCAAGCTGTGTCGCCGGTGGATCGGCCAGAGGTGCCGGTTGCTGATGATGTGATCGAGTTGCGCGACACGCTCAATGAGGCCATTTGGCAGGCATCGCTCAAGGCTGATCCAGATCATTACCGAGCGTTGACCACCATGCGGCAGGTGCTGGTAAAGCATCTGACGGCCGTGGCCGCGTCCGGTGTGCGTTTGGTCGACATGACGCCGGCTGAAACGTTGCCGGCCCTGGTACTCGCCTACAGGCGCTTCGGCGACTCCACGCGGGCAGGGGAGATCGTGCAGCGCAACCGCATCAGTCACCCAGGCTTTGTACCGCCGGTGCCGCTCAAGATCGCTCAGGAGTAACCCATGCTCGATGCATCGAATGCCGTCAGCCTGACCGTTGACGGCCTGGACTATGGCGGCTGGAAATACGTCGAGATCTCCGCAGGGTTGGAACGTCAGGCCCGCGACTTCAATCTGGGTATAACCTGGAAGTGGTCAGGCCAGCCGATCGTGATACCGATTCGCCAGGGCTCCAAATGCCAGGTGCGCATTGGTGGCGACCTGGTGCTGACTGGCTGGGTGTTCGCTTCGCCGATCAGCTACGACGACAAAAGCATCACCCTGACGATCTCCGGTCGATCGTTGACCGCCGATCTTGTGGACTGCGCGGCGATCAACAAGCCAGGTCAATGGAGCGGGCTGGGCGTACTTGCCATCGTGAAGGCGCTGGCTGCGCCGTATGGCATCAAAGTTCGGAGCGAGATTGCAGACACCGGCACGCTGTCGGATCACACGATCGAGCCGGGCGAGACGGTATTTGAGTCCATTGATCGTCTGCTGACCCTGTTCCGGGTGTTCTCCACCGATGACGCCACGGGCATGGCCGTGCTGGCGAAGCCTGGCAGTGAAGGCTGGGCCAGCGACAAGCTGGAGGTAGGCCGAAATATTCTGACTGGCGACGCTGGGTTGGATTTCTCCGGGGTTTTTTCTGAGTACCGGGTGCTTGGCCAGCGTAGCGGAACCGACACCGAGTTCGGCGAAAAAGCGGCAGAGGTGTCAGCCGTTGTCACGGATGACCGCATCACACGCAAGCGGGTGATGATCATCAAGGAGTCGGGCCAGTTGAGCGACAAGCTAGCAATGGACCGGGCTCGGTGGGAAAGCGTTACCCGCATCGGCAAAGCCTTGAGCACCACTTATAAAGTCCAGGGATGGCGGCAGTCGAACGGCGCGCTGTGGAAGCACAACATGTTGGTGCGCGTGGTGGATCCCATCATTGGGATGGACCGTGACATGCTGATTTCCGAGATCACTTATTCGCTCACGGACAGCGGCACCATCACCACGATGGTGGTAGGGCCACCGGACAGTTTCGAGCCCGAACCCAACGACCGCCACAAAGACCGCAAGCTCAAGAAGGGCGGCAAAGCCGACAACTTCGAATACCTACTCCCCGCTGACTGGAAGCCATCCTAATGAGCCTGATGAACTTGCTTGTGCGCGGTACGGTTGTGCTGGGAAACGCCGCGAAAAAGATGCAGGCCCTGCAAATGAGGCTGCTCGCCGGCGAGGTCAAGGACGGCCTGGAACATTTCGAACCCTACGGGCTGACCAGTCACCCGCTACCTGGTGCCGAGGGAATTGCCGCGTTCCTGGGCGGCGATCGTTCCCATGGGGTGGTGCTCGTGGTGTCTGATCGTCGCTATCGCATCCAGGCGATGGAGCCGGGGGAGGTGGCTATCTACACCGATGAGGGCGACAAGATTCACCTCAAGCGCGGTCGGATCATCGATATCGAAACCCAGACCTTGAACATCAAGGCGGGTGTGGCGGTGAACATCGATACGCCGATGATCACCCAGACCGGAAAAATCGTTTCTGATGGCGACCAGATCGCCGGCGGCGTCAGCCAAATCGAGCACCCGCACAGTGGGGTGATGCCCGGCACAGGCCAGAGCGGCCCGCCCGTAGGAGGTGCTGGATGATCATAACGCCCAACCGGGAGGCTTCACTGGTGCGCGCTGTGGTGATCAGCCTGTTCACCTGGCGCCGCGCCGCTACGGATGATCCGCTCGACGATGATGAACGCTACGGCTGGTGGGGTGATAGCTACCCAAGCATTGCCGATGATCGCATCGGCTCGCGGCTGTGGCTGCTGCGCCGCGTCAAGCTGACCGCCGCTACGCAACGAGATGCCGAGTTCTACGCCCGAGAGGCGTTGCAGTGGTTGATCGAGGATGACGGCGTGGACGACATCGAAATCATCAGCGAGCAGGCCGGTGCCAACCGGCTGAACCTGCGGGTGATCCTCACCATCAGTACTGGCACGCGCCTGGAAATCAACTCAAACCAACTGTGGCAGGTGATCTATGCCGTTTGAAACGCCAACTTTACCGGTGCTGGTCAGCCGTATCCAGAGTGACCTGGCCAGCGACGCGCTGCGGCGCTCAGATGCGCAAGTGCTGTCACGTGCATTGAGTGGTACGGCTTACGGACTGTACGGCTATCTGGACTGGATTGCCGAACAGAACCTGCCCGATACGGCTGACGAAGAGACGCTGGAGCGTATTGCCAACTTACGATTGAGCCAACCGCGCAAGGCCGCGCAGCCGGCGGCCGGTACTGCCAGCTTCACGGCTGCCGGTGGCCGGGTGGTGGATGTCGATACGGTGATGCAGTCGAATGACGGCCGCGCTTATCGTGTGACCGAAAGCGTGACCACGGTAGCGGGTATCAACACCGCCAAGCTGGAAGCTGTGGATGCGGGCACGCTGGGCAACATCGAAGCGGGCATGGTGCTGACGTTGATTCAGCCAGTCGAGGGGCTTGTCAGCACCTTCACGGTGCTGGCCCCAGGGTTGATCGGCGGTATCACCCAGGAAAGTGTCGAGTCGCTGCGGGCGCGGGTAGTGCGATCGTACCGAGTCATTCCGCACGGCGGCTCGCCGGACGACTACGAAACTTGGGCGTTGGAAGTGCCCGGAGTCACTCGCGCCTGGTGCCGCCGAAACTTCCTGGGGCCGGGTACCGTTGGCCTTTTCGTGATGCGTGACGATGACGCGAATCCTATTCCTGACCCCGCTCAACTCGCAGAGGTTCGGGATTACATAGAGCAGCCGAACGTGCGTCCTGTCACTGCGGAGCTCTATGTGCTCCCACCAGTGCCGGTGCCGGTGGTGTACCAGCTTAGCCTGACCCCAGACACCAGCGCCGTGCGTGCGGCTGTAACGGTGCAGTTGCAGGATCTGCACAACCGTGAGGCGGGGCTGGGTGACAAGCTGTTGATCACCCACATCGGCGAGGCTATCAGCAGCGCCACGGGCGAAACCGATCACAACCTGATATCGCCATCGGATGACGTTCTGGCCGCAACCAATCAGTTGCTGACCTTCGGGGGTTGCCTATGGCTGGATTAAGAACCGCCGAGCAGTACCGCGCCCAATTGCAAGCGCTGCTCCCTGCGGGGCCTGCGTGGGACCCAGAGTTGGTCCCTGAGGTCGGCCTGATCCTGTCGGGCGTCTCTGTGGAGTTCGCAAGGCTGGAGGGCAGGGCAGCCGACATCCTCAACGAGATGGACCCTGGCGGCGTAAGCGAGCTGGTGCCCGACTGGGAAAAGGTTATGGGTTTGCCGGACGAATGCCTGGGCTTGAACCCGGTGTTTGAGGATCGCCGCCTGGCAGTTCGCCGGAGGCTGGTGGAGGTCGGTGGCCAGAGCCGCGCTTACTTCATCGAGATCGCAGTGAGCCAGGGCTACCCGGGAGCAACCATTACTGAATACCGCGCGCCCCGTATGGGGCGTTCTCGTTTTGGCTCCGCGCACTTTGGTACATGGGGAGCCCAGTTTATGTGGGTGCTGAACACAGGCGGCCGTCTGCGCGCTGGCCGGCGATTCGGCGCGAGCTTCTGGGGTGAGCGGTTCGGTACCAATCCTGGAGATGCGCTTGAGTGCCTTATCCGTCGACCGGCGCCAGCGCACACCGTTGTGCACATCAATTATGACTAAGGGGTGAAACGTGGATTTTCCTAAAAGTGTTCCCGGCGTAGGGCTGGTCGATGGAAAGTTTATTGATGAGGATCCGTTGGCTGCTACGCCTGGGTCGCTGATTCCTTCTGCTTGGGGCAACTCGGTTACGCTCGAGCTGCTCAAGGTGATCGAGGAGGCGGGCCTTACACCCGACGAAGACGACAACACACAGCTGAACGTAGCCATTGATCAGAAGATTTCGGAATCCTCTGTTGCGTTTGCGAGCCAGCCCGAAGCCGAGGCCGGCGAGTCAGCCACCAAAGCGATGAGCCCGCTTCGAGTATTTCAGGCGATCGCAAAGGTGGTTACGCAGGCCACTGAGAACGCATTTGGATGGCTCAAGATTGCCACCCAGGCGCAGGTCACTGCTGGGATAAATGACTCCTCGGCCGTAACTCCGAAAAAGCTTGCAGCTCGATTGACCGAAAAAGCTGATTTAGATAGCCCCGTTTTTGTAAATCCGGCAACGAACTCAACACCAGATCTTCATGACAACAGTGCAAAACTTGCCAATACGAACTTTGTATATCAAGAGCTGCAATCTTATTTGCGGTCAACTTCAGAGTCGGTGCCCGGCCTTATACAGCTAGCTACCAGTCCAGAAGTGACGGCAGGCGTTAACGATTCGAAAGCTGTTACCCCGGCAAAGCTGGCTGTCAGGTTGGGCACTGCACTAAATAGCACGCTTGGATATAACAGGACCTATGTTGATGTAACTGTTTCGCGTGGAAGCGGGGTAACCTACACAAATAGTTCCGGGGCTCCAATTCAAGTATTTCTATCACTTGATACGCTATCTGGAGCTGAAGCGACGACAGTCGTAGTTGGAGGGGTTACGATTTATAGTGGTGATCCTGGCGTAGCAGGGCAACGAGCCCCGCTTTCATTTATTGTTCCAAACGGATACGGATACTCGGTGACAATTTCAGGAACAACAATACAAAAGTGGGTGGAGTTAAGATGACTAATTTAGTTATGAGTTATTTTTTGGCGGAAGATGGTTTGTATTATGGATTCGATGATGAGCAAGTAGCGTCAGGGTTAAGCGATGGAATGACGCGAATATCCCTGAAAGAAGTAAATGGCATCTTGAATCCCGTTGTCAGCCCAGCCATCGGCGAGCGAGCTTGGCGTGATGGAGAACTGAAGTTGACCGACGAGATCGTTTCGAGACATCGTGACGAGGTTGAGGGTGGAGGAGTGACCACACTAACTCCTGATGAATACAAGGATCTGCAGGCATATCGAACATCTCTGCGCGATTGGCCTGGGTCTGCGGGATTTCCAAAATCCGAAAAACGCCCGATAGCTCCAGCATTGCTGGCGGCCAAGATCAGCAAATAATCGAGAATATTGGCATGTCCATCACCAGCAGCAGCTGCTGTAGATCCTTTCGAACACCGGCCATCAAGCCGGTATTTTTTTGCCTGGAGAAAAGTATGAAGTCTGCCGATAAAGACCGTGACGTCCTGGCCCGCACGCTTTGGGGTGAGGCCAGGGGCGAAGGCCTCGCCGGCCAGATCGCCGTCGCTTGGACGATCCGTAACCGCGTGTTCGACAGCAAGGCCAAGTCTTGGTGGGGGGAGGGCTACGCCGGGGTTTGCCTGAAACCGTGGCAGTTCAGCTGCTGGAACCAGAACGACCCGAACAACGCTTACCTCAGTGGCGCCAAGCCGATCCCGGCCGCGCAGTTCGCCCAGGCCCAGCGTGTGGCTGATCAGGTGATATCTGGCGAAGTGCCGGATCCAACCGGCGGCGCCACACACTACTACGCCACCACCATGCCGAAGGCGCCCGCCTGGGCGTCGGGTGCCAAGCAGACGTTGCGCATCGGGCACCACGTCTTCTTCAAGGATGTGCCGTGATGACGCCGGGTCAGATCCTGGCGTCGATCCTGCTGGCGCTGGTCATCGGGTTCGGCGGCGCCTGGCAGGTTCAGGGCTGGCGGATGGGCGAGAAGCTGGCCGAACAGGATGGGCTGCACAAGGATGACCTGGCCGATATCGGAAAGGCCGCTGCCTCCCAGGCTCGCGCCGAGCAGGATAAGCGCCTGGCAGCTGAGCAGCAGCTCTCCCGCCAGGATCAAAAACACACCAAGGAATTATCCGATGAGCAACGCAAGCAGGCTGTTATCCGTGATCGCCTTGCCACTGCTGATCTGCGGCTGTCAGTCCTCCTCAAGGATCCAGCCAGTGGCTGCGACGTGCCTACCACCACCGCCGCCGTCGGCGTGGTTCATGCAACCCGTCGAGCCCAACTTGACCCAGCGCATGCTCAAAGAATTATCGCAATAACCGCGGACGGGAACAATGGATTGATAGCGCTTCGGGCGTGTCAGGCCTACGTTAGAGAGATTTCGGCAGTACATTAATATTTTGTTTTCTCTCGTAGTGTTCTAACAAGATCTGGATCAGTCAAGGCTATTTTTGCAATTTCAATTATCACTAGCTCAAGGAAAGAATTAACGTTGCCTAGATCTTTTATAAAAGGCTTTAATTTGATAGTTGATCCGTGAGCGATACGACTCCTGATGTCATATAGTGTTTCCCAGAGCTTTTTGTATTCGATCACTCCAAAATATTTGGCGGTATCAGGAGGGGTATCAGATCTTTCCATGATTGGTTTTATATTGTTTAAGATTTGCGTTGTGATCGGTGGGCCGTGTCGAGTTATCAGGCATTCGATCACGGAGAAGTATGATAAGGTTTTCAGCGTGGAACGCATGTCAAGACTCATTGAGTCAAGGAATAGCTTCATTGCATATTTTGTTTCATGAATTACATCTTTGCCCTCTAGCTTTCCAAAGTAAAGCTTGAAATTAGCCATGGCCTGAGGAGTTACTAACTGGGTTCTATAAGGCATCCAAGATTCTCGACATATTCTGTCTGCCTCATGCTGCCTTAATAATACATGAGCCGTCGCATAGTGATCATTTTCATTTCCAATAGCTCCTTGCATGGCGAAATTTATTTTTGGTCGGATAAGTTCTCCGGCCATATTCAGTGTTTCTGTATGATCTATGCCATCAGCAAAGCTGACCAACCACCATCTCGGGGTTGGTGCAGGTATAGGGTCGTTGTCGGCATTTAATATAAAGCAAGGCGAGCCGTAATCTAAAAAATTGTGAAACTGGAAATAATTTTTTGCACCTTCCATGTTGCTCTGGAATATACTTATATGCTGTTCGTTAGCTCGTTTAATGGTAAGTAAGTCATTGATGTGATAGGGGATCAGGTTCTCGTCGAAATACACGTTTGAGGTAATAAGGCAAAAATCATATCGATCCATTTTTATCGCTCATTTAGGTTTTCCGTTAGAGTATAGGCAAAATAATGGATTCGACATGAAGCTCAGGATGGGATTGTCTTATTGAGCTCGGCGAGCAGTCTCTGATTCTCCCTAAGCAGATAATCACGCTGCCCGAGAACAATCCTCACGCTTTGCACTGACGCAAACGAGTACTGTTGTTCCAGTGTGCTTATCTGTTGCTGCGCGGCTGCGAGCCTTCCTTCTGCTTCGGCCTAAGCCCTGGCCAACAGGTTACTCATTTGCACGAGGCCGGCCACGTTCGCCCGCAACTTGCGTAGCGTTGCCTGACTCTGGATGAGTTCGTCTTTGAGCTGGGCGCACTGGCGTTGGTTACATTTCCAGGGGCGTACGGCAGCCTAACCATGCGACGAAGTGTAGAAAATCCATTCCGCAATGGAAATTAGTCCTCTCAAATCCAGCGGTCGCCAGCGCCATTAAATTTTTTGTCGTGCGGAATTGTTTTCTTGGTAACTTGTTGAAAAATAATATTATTTTTGTGGATTGCAAATCCGCCTACGCCGGTTCGATTCCGACCTCGGCCTCCACTCTTGAAAACCCCGTAGATTAGCGTCTACGGGGTTTTTTATTGCCCGGACGAAAGTACGGGCGTGCCGATCAAGGTTTTTGCATGGTCCGTCCCGCAGACGTAGAAAAGCCCGCAATTGCGGGCCTCTCGCACACGACTTTCCGGCTTATTTAAACAGCCCACCGATTGCATTGATCGCATCCGCTGCCTTGTTCACGTTTTGTTGGTGCTGCGGGTTGGTATTCACTTGGGCCTGGGTGTTGTAACTGGCGTTACTGCAGCTTTTGTTTGTCTGGGTCAGCGCAGCTTGATAGGCGGTTGCGCGCAAGGTATCGCCCTTGGCATTGGCTGCATTGATGTTCGCCTGCAGGTCGCGGACCTGTTGCTGGCAGGAGGAGGCGTTATTGGAGTAATTGGTGTTATTGGTGGTGTTGTTTGCACCACCCAGAGCAGAGGACAGAGCCCCTGTCAGGGCACTCAAGTCAGCGGCTTGTGCCGATAGGGCGATCAGACTGAACAGGGCGGCGGATGGAGCGAGCTTGGAAAGACGCATGGCAAACCTCAATGTTTTATTGTCTGCACGCGCGTGGCTCCCGAGCTGGTGCAGAGCAATATCCGTATAAAGGTGTGTGCTCGGTTGCGGCAAAATATTATTTGGTCAAATTTTGAGCTTCAATATCCAGTGTCAATAAATGTGAATTCTTTCACGTTGTTCGTCGGCTGCGCGCCATTGGGGTATGCCTCCTGTGATTACAGGATTTCAGACCTGGCGATGCGCTGGTCTTTCACCTCACCTGCATACGCGTGAAGCCTTTCCTGTTGCGCTGCCAGCAACGCGCAGATCTTCATCAGCGCCACGGCCTCATCCGGCGTCCGACCGCTGGCGGCTAAAGCCGTCAATTCAACCACCGACCAGCCAATCACAGCGGCGGCGTCCTCCAGGTCGTAGAACAATTCCTGCTGTGCCGTTCTGGGGCCGTCGAGCCCCTGGATCAGTTCTTTCAT